CAAAAGTAATATGATGAATAAATATCTTACCCGGTTGTAACTTAGGGTTATGCTTTAATATAATATACATATAAACACTGAGCTGTAAAGCATAGTGGTTAAAGTTACAATCATCTAAATGCTGTACTGGGTCAAGCATTTTATCTGTCATGCCTTCCCAGTTCTTGTATGATTCTGTTTTAATCTCTTTATTAGTTTTGTAGTCAATGATGTTAACTCTACCATTGACTACTTCAACTAAATCTGATTGGCCACACAAGCCTGCTGACTTGAGATAAACCATATGTTCAGGATACACACCTGGATCTAATTTCTGTAAAGGTGCAATTTTTAAACCATTTTCTCCTTCATAAGGTTTAAATACCGGAACTGTTACACCCTCTCTTTCAATAGATGCTAATGAACATAAGTCAGATTCTCTTTGGTTATGATAAAATGTACCAAGTGTGGTGGCTCTGTTAGCTTCATTATCCCATATCTTTATAATAGTTTTAGGATCAATATCATACCATTTTGATTTCTTGTTTTTAGTTACTCTTTCTGCTACTTTCTTTGCATCAAAAGGTTTCTTTAAACTAGATACCAATGTTGTTACACTAGTCCATTTGATTTGATCATTTGGATCTACACTAACATAACTGTGGTCATCTGCATTAAATACTATACTCATAGTGCATCTAGTTTATCTTCTTCTTCTTCTGTAGCAATTGCTTGCCACTTACCAAGTGGACAGTCTGAAGAAAGAGATCTGGTCTTAAAAGCTAATGAGCATCCACATTCATTACAGCATGGTGATGTACCCTTTACTGCACATTTCTTTCCTTTACTGGAGCATTCATCACAGACATCAAATCTCATACGGGCTACATCTTCTACAAACTCATCTCTAATTACTGAGTTCTTTATGCCTTCAATGATCTTGGTCTTGTTCTCCCAAATTGCTTTTAGTGCTGCTTTCATCTTTATAAGTAATTCTTAGTTGTTTTTCTTCTGTTAATTCTTTATCTAAAATAATAAGCCTATCTAAAGTTTCTTCATAATTCTTTTTGTTAAAATATGCTCTAAATGTTGATACATCATGCGTCTTAAGAATAGAACTAATACTGATAATATCTTTTTTTATCTTCTGAGACTTAGCATAAAAATGACCTAAACCCGTAACATTTATTCTGGTATGACTTAATTGTGACATACAAGTTCTAAGATCTTTATAATAGAGTTCTATTAAATTTTCAACAAGTGACTCAGGCATATTTAAGTCCTCTGCTACTGCTTGATATAATTTAGTGGACTTCTTCGGATTCATTCCCCAAAAATTTATAATCAAGTAATACTGTACCTTCAGTTTGAATTTTTAAACTAGGATTTAAAGAAATAATCTTTTTATTTTCTAAATCCTTAACTACCAGATTATTTTTTTCTGCCTTATTGATACAGTTTCTTACAGTCTGTGGAGATTTAAAAATCCAAGATTCTTCTGAAGATGCATCATAACAAAATTCAGTAAGTTCAATAGGTTGATTAAGACTTAGTAAAGTAAGACAGTTTAAATCAGAATCACTCATAGTAATTCTATTAATATAGCAATGCACTAATATCTGGAACTTAACTACATCCCATTTAGGCATTTTTACTCTTTTCTGTACTTGATTTACTAAAGCCATGATTATCCTTTTCTAAGCTTCTTTTTTCCTTGCTCAGGAATATTTGGATCATTATCTATATCAGAATCATCACCTTCTGGTTCTTGTTCTTGCTGGGCTTGCATCATCATTGCCCATTGCATTTGAATACTATTTCTTTTAAATCTAGCTTCATCAATTCTCATAAGTAAATCTTCATACTTAAGTTGTGCTTCTAAATAAGGTAATGATTCCGTATAAAACTGAAGCATTTGTTCTTTTTGAGCAGCAAGTTCTTCTGCTGTAAACTCTCTTTCTTGTTGGTTTTCCATAACTATTAATTTATTGGTTTACAACAAATATACAAAATAAGTTTAAATGTATATGGTTTAAATAAAAAAATCCAGGCACAGAAAGTACCTGGATCATAGTAGTTTAAGTAATATTACTTTTTCTTAGTAGTTCTTTTTACAGTTCCACCTTTCTTTTGTTCAGAAAGTTTTTTAAGTCCGTATCCTGCAGCGCCAAGAAGTGCGCCTCCTACTACAGTACCAACTGCACTACCAGCACCCCCAATAGCTTTACCAATTTTACGCATAGCTGCTTTTCTATTATTTTTTCTAGCTGCTTTTTTAGCACCACATCCACCATCACGTGAATTACAATCAGAACTAGAGCCACCTACTTCATAGCTCTTCATGGATCTGATCATTTGATTTTTACTATGTATCATGATTACCTGTTTTTAAGAGTTAAGTTTAATATTGTTATTAAATAAAAGTCTCTTGATAGATCTACTTCAAGAGCAAAGATATCTAATGATGAGATTCTTAATCTTATTATTAGCTTATCCCATTGCTTAGCCGTTGCATTCCAACTGTTTCTAAATTTCATTATGCTTCATTTTTACTGATTATACCTTTTGCACTAAGTTGAATTTTACGGACATTTGCTGGTTGAGCAACTTTCCATGCCGTTCTTCTTGCTTGGTGCAATCTTGATTTTAATATTCTTGTGACTGATACTGAGTTTCCCTGGTTTCCACCAAGCACATGGTAACAATCTTTATCTTCTCCTACATAAAGTCCTACGTGCCCTCCTCCGTTTCTTTTAAAGGTAAGTATATCACCTAGCATAGGTTCAGTTACTTTAGTTCCGTATTTAGCCCAATTTAAAGCCCAGAGAGGTTTATCAACTACTTCTACACCAGCTTCATGAGCACAGTATGCAATAAATAGACCACACCATGGAATCTCATCTGCCGTATAAACTTTATCTAATTTAAGTTCTTTAGCCCAATCCATAATTACTGGATTATGTTTTGAACCTACTATTTCTTTAACTCCAAGTAGTTTTACAGCTTGAACTAGAATTCTAGGTGACTTCTCTTCTTGTAAAAAACTATAGCTCATAAGTTACTCTTTTATGTTTTTATAAGTATCTGAGACTTTTTGTATTCCACCTCTAATAGCTTTAACAACTCTAAATACTCCTCTAAAGATATTGTTGCCTGTAAGATCAAACCAGTTTTCATTAATAGATGATAACTCTATAATGGCAAATATATAAATAAGTGCATTTGTAAAGAAAGCTTTAGAAGGTATAATAATATCATATCCCGTTGCTTTAATGAGTCCTTGAGCAAATGGAGTAAAACCATAATAATCTAGTGGAAAAACAGCACCTGCAAATATATAATAACCAGCACCTTTAAAGATATAACCTCTTCTTAACAACTTAGATTTAAAGACATCTTTATATTTTCTACCTTCATCACATGCAATTTTCTTAAGGGATATAAGTTTGACTATTGTGTCTACTAAAATTATAAACATTAAGAGAATAGCACTTAGTTCAATTGGAGCAAAGAATGAGAAGAGTGACAAAGTAAATAGGGTTATTTTAGTTTTCATTTGATAATCAGTCCAGTGGTTAATAATGCATTTAATAATACTGAAATATTTCTCTGCTTCTTTAATCTTTTAATGTCAAAAGCTTGAGTGGTAATAATAGTATCCTGGCTATTAATAATATATCTCTGAGCCTGAATAACTGTATCTTGGTTTTTTATAATTATATCTTTCTCCTTATCTCTACGGTATAGAACATGGATCATAGTATCTTGTATCTGGATAATGTTAAAAGTATCTCTAGCATTCTTAACAGAATCTAACTGGGAGTGTAGATCAAATAAACCGGCATTAAGCTCTGAGATAATTTTATTGCTGTTATCTATAAGTTTACCCTTTTCTCTTATAACAGTTTCCTTACCTGCTATTCTCTTTTCTATAATAGTTTTAGAAGAAGTAGGAAACACTTCTTTACTTGGTTTAAAAACCAGGTACATGCAAATAGCAACCAATACTACCTGTATAACTAATGATATGTTAGATTTAGTTACCATTATACTTCTTCTTCTAAATTAACTTCAAAGTCAACTGGTTCTCCTAATACTGGTAAGAGAGATTCATCAAATAAAATAAAGTAAATATTATCATTTGCTGAATATTCATATTCTACCCAGTGCTGTGTTACATCATCTGGATTTTTTGGAATTCCATAATATGTGTCACACTGTTGTACAGCTGCTTGTGCATCTATTGCACTATTATATGTATAGCCCTTAAAAACCATAATAACCTCTAATATTAGTTTCTATTGCAAGTCTATCTGTTGTCATATCACTAGGATACAAAATAATTTCTGGTGTAAGACCATCATAGGCTTCCCCTAATGTTCTTCTTCCCACATATAAACCTCCCATATTTCCTGCACTATAGGATGGAGTTCCTGGTGTTGCAGTATCCCCATTAGTAAATCCATTAACCCATAGTTGTGCAGCTGAAGATCTTCTAATTAAACTAAGCATATTTAATGAAAATGCTGAACTAGAAAAACCTGTTTCTGTTGTACTTGTAGTATTATTATTGGAAAATACTAAAGAAACATTACTAGATCCGTCCACTCTAAACCATTGACCAATTCTTATAGAGCCTTGATCTTGATGAAATAAGATTTTTGTTCCAGAAGTATTGTAAAGTAAACCAACTCCAAAAGCTGTATATAAACCATTTGTACCAATTGCATTTGTACCTGTTGCAGATATTAGTCTTTGTCCGCTAGATGCAATAAATGACAAAGCATATTTATTATTTATTACAGTAAATTTTGGTTGCTCAAGAGCAGTTGCATTTGTTAAGTTATTTCCATTTCCGGATTGATCATACCAAATTGTTACAGCAGCTGTAGTATTAGAAGCAAATGCAATAAGTGCTGCAGAATCAAATTCATTATTTACAAAGCCAATATTTTGGGTTGCATTATCACTAATTCTTCTAACTTGTACTGCATACCCTGTATAGTTTTGATCCAATCTTCTTAGAGAATATGCTGCTGTTGCTCCTGGATATAAATCCAAGAGTAAAGGTGGATTGTTAACAGGATCCCTATCTATATAGGTTCCCCTATTCCACCCTGGAAATATCTTTTGAAATATTTTAGCAGGCATACTAAGAAATGAAAATAATCAAAAATTCTGTACCTGTTGCATCATAATCAATAGCATCTAATGTGTTATTGATAGCCCCTGCATCAAAGTTTACTGTTTCACCTGGTTTAAGTGTAGTTGCTTTTACAGTACCATTAGCTGTTCCTACATTAGATATTGATGCTGAATATGTTCCAGCAGCAATTGATCCAGCTGTAGTTGGTCTAGAAATATTAGTAATTCTAGAAGCTCCTGTAGTAACTCCTGTTAGAGAGTTAATGAGATCTGTAATACCTTTTAATACTTTTAACTGAAATGGAAAGTTATTCTTTTTATCTCCGTATGAGTTAATGTTACCTACTGCT